TGAGCATCGCTTCAACCCACTCCCTCCACGGCATGCCGTCGATAGTCAAATCATCGGCGACATCGGCAGGCGTGACGAGAAACTCAGCCTCATACAACGTTGCAAGCCTTGCGTTGACCCACACCACGATCCGTTCCTTGCGGACATCGATATCCGTGACCTCGGCCATTGCCTTACTCCTATCGCTTAGCGGACATGCGGGGGCACCAATGACAGCCAGCCAAAGCCGACCACTAAAGATGTCCCCTGATCTCCGCTAAGAGATCACAGGGAGAAAGAACACCCCTCCGCAAAACCCTCCCAACGTGCGCTAGGGCCGTCAGCAGACTCAACTGGCACATAGGTCTAGGAGTCACAGGTCTGAAGCCACACAGACAAGCACACGCCGAAGGCGCATCCTCGGGGCAACCACTCTTCACTTCTCAATGAACCCGCATCGCCACCCGTCCGACCGTCCAGTCTCGCGCTCTCAGCGGTGCAACAGCCACGCTCCTCTAAGGGCCCAACCCCTGTCAACCCTCCAACCCTCCAACCCTCCCAAAATCATCCGTTCGTACGATCCCCCACAGCTCCCCAGCCACGCCCCAGCCCCACACCGAGAGTTTGTTGGCACTCCCAACTAAGTCCAAGAGCCCGAGGTCACAGCCTTATCTATCCACATTGATGTCTCATAACGGCGATTATGATGCGCCTTAGATCCCCCCATTCTCTTCACTATTCATATCAATTCGGGCAGCCACTCGCCCGGCCAGCCACATCCCCATTTCGGTGCAATGCCCTACAATCCGGGCACTCGATCTTGCGCCATTCCGCGCCCCTTATGTCCGTTTGACCCGGGGTTTTAACTTTTGTCCGCGCCGAGCCCTATATTACCGCGTCCGAACTGTGATTGGGATTGATGGTGGTGGATGGTGGTGGTGATGGGTATATATATGGATGGTGTCGAATTGATGGAAGGTTGTGGGTGCTGATCCATGAGTCTTTTTCGATATAGTGCGGGCGAAGATCAACAGGGGGTGTGATCTGCGTCACTTTCGCGGACAAATAAAGATCAACTTCACCTATACATTATGAGGGGTCTTTTACGGGGGGAACCTTACAGGAGGGGGGAGGGGACGGACGGAGCGAAGCGACGGACGGCCCAGCCACTCTTCAACCCCTCTTATAGCTCCGTCCCCTTTTAATAGGGCCGGAGCTTAAATGCGGAGGCCCTAGCTTAACTAGCTAGCTTTAACTCCCTCCCTTCCAAAAGTAATTCCTTCATTTCATTACGGAATTACTTAAAGGTTTCCCTCCCGAATGTTGCTGACGGCTGTTGAAGCTGCCGACATTCCTTCCTCCTAGGGAATTGATTAAACGCGCGATTAAATGCCAAGACAGGGGTGGTGAGTTTGTCACGCCTGTACGGCAACGATGCCCTGCGCCACCTGATTACCCGATATGTCTCGGCAGGGTGCGGGGTTCATGAGGCGATTACCCGTGTGGAGAGGTCGCGGGGCTGGTACACGATTCAGCGTCGGGAGAATCCCGAATGGGCTGCGGAGATCGACCAGATCCGTAATGAGCGGCTGGTGTCGGGGAATTGGAACCGGGACCAGGTTCACATTAATGAGATGATCGCCGGGGGTTTTGAGGAGTTCTGCTACGAGTACCTCGGGCAGCGGTTGTTCTGGCATCAGTTGCAGTGGCTTGACATGTTGGAGGGGCGGACGCCCCGGAATCTGCATCCGAGTCAGGTGTTTGAGCAGGGCGACCCTGCCTTTATTTTGATCAACACTCCTCCAGAGCACGCGAAGAGTACGACGATTTCGGTTAACTATGTGACGTATTTGATCGCGACGAATCCGAATATCCGCGTCAAGATCGTCTCCAAGACGGATAGGCTCGCGGCTCAGTTCGTCTACGCCGTCCAACAGCGGCTCACTCATCCCAGGTACGGCAAGCTGCAACGAGAGTTCGGTCCCCCGGGAGGCTACAAGGAAAATGCCGACAAGTGGCGGGCCACGATGTTCTATATCGGCGGCGACGGCCAGCGGGATTCGGGTGAGGCTGACCCTACGGTTCAGGCTTTGGGTTTGGGGCAGCAGATTTACGGTACGCGGTCCGACATTACGATCTTGGACGACACGTGTACTTTGCAGAATGCTCATCAGTTTGAAGATCATCTGCGCTGGATACAGCAGGAGGTAATTACCCGAGGCGGCGACACTGGCCGTGTTCTTGTGGTGGGTACAAGAGTCGACGGGATGGATCTATACAAGGCTCTCAGACAGAGGGAACGCTACCCTTCGGGTGAATCTCCGTGGACTTATCTCTCTCAGCCTGCCGTCCTGGAATACGACGAAGACCCGAAGAAGTGGGTAACGCTCTGGCCCCGGTCTGATTCGCCGTGGGCCGGGTCAGTCGGCAAGAAGGACGAAGACGGCTTCTACCCAAGGTGGGGAGGCAAAGAACTATCCCGCCGACGTGGCCTCCTCGCCCCCCGAACTTGGGCCCTGGCATACATGCAAGCCGATGTAGAGGAAGACAGTGCTTTCCCGGCCGAGCTGGTTCGCAAGGCAGTAAATGGCCTCCGCTCCGCTGGCCCCATGCAACCCAGCGACCCCGGCTGCCGCGAAAAGGGAATGGACGGCCTATACGTCGTCGCTGGCCTGGACCCGGCAACCGCAGGAGACACCGCATTCGTGGTGGTCGGCTTGGATCGTCACACCGGCAAACGCTGGATTATCGACGCCAAGGTTAAGACGGGGGCCTCGCCGACCTGGATCCGCGAGACCGCTAAAGAGCTGGCCACCAGACTACGCGTCAACGAATTCCGCGTAGAAAAGAACGGCTTCCAGGGTTTCCTTTCCCAGGACCCGGAGCTGTTGCGCTACATGGCCAACCTTGGAGTGCTAGTCACCGAGCATTTCACCGGCCGCAACAAGTACGACTCGGCTTACGGCATAGCTGGCATGTCGGGACTTTTCTACAACAACCTAATAGACATTCCCTCAACCGCACGCTCCGAGGGATGCAAACAGCTTTGCGAACAGCTCGTCACTTGGTCTCCCGAGTCGAAGGGAATCAAGACCGACCTTGTGATGGCGCTCTGGTTCGCCAACATCAAATGCCAAGAGATCATGCAAGTCACCCAAGCCGGAACGGCTCTGGGAACACATGTGCCAAGTCGCTATGCAACCCGACGGCGGAAAGCCGGACAGTTCACCGTGCATCTAGCTGACTTGGCTGCGATAGGGAGTGGGGTGGGCTGATGACTGCACCAGTCGCACCCGTAGGCGTAGATTGGTCCTCGCGGGCCGAGAAGATTCTCCGCCACACGCGATCGATGCAACGCCGGTACGCCGAACGTGATCGTAAGTGGGACGATGTTAGAGCTATACGCCAGGGTAAACTGAATGATAACTTTCCCGATTTCGTATCGGATGCCTGGCCCGAGCCCATCGTAGCGAACTTTATCGACACGACTGCACGCGACCTGGCCGAAATGCTCGCCCCACTCCCGACCTTCTCCTGCTCCTCAGTAAGCATGCGATCGGACGCGGAACGCAAGCGGGCCGACACCCGAACCCAGATCGCCAACCACTACGTCGAATTCAACTCGCTATCCAAGCAGATGCTTTACGGCGCGGACCAATGGTGGAGCTTCGGACTCGGCGTCTTCCATATCGAAGCCGACTACAAGGCCCGGCTCCCCCGCATCACCCTGGAAGACCCGACCGGAGGCTACCCCGTATTCGACAGGTGGGGACGCGCACAGTCCTACACCAAACGGTGGTGGTGCGATGCGGTTGTGTTGGCCGAACTGTACCCCGACCTCGCCGACCAGATTTACGAAGAGGCCCGGCAGATCACCGGCTCCGACATGACAATGGTTGAGCTTATCCGATACTGCGATGCCCCAGGGACAACGCTCGTTCTCGGCGGCAAAGGTGCTCGGGTTCTGGAATACTACACGCATCCGCTGAATCGCCTGCCGTTTGTCATCCCAAGGCGGCCATGGGTCGATCCCCTCGTCACCAAGGGGCAATTCGACGATGTCGTTTGGATCCAGCTAGCCCGCGACACCCTAGCGAAGCTTCAACTAGAGGCCGTAGAGAAGTCGGTCCAGGCTCCGCTAGCCCTACCTGCCGACGTACAAGAGCTTAACTACGGCCCCGATGCGACCCTCCGATCGCAGACGCCGGAAAAGATCCGCCGCGTCGGCCTCGAAATGACGAACATGTCTTTCCTGGAAAGCAACACCCTTCAGGAAGAGATGCGTACCGGCACCCGATATCCGGCCGCACGAGTAGGCGAACAAGACTCCTCGGTCATCACCGGCCGTGGCGTCCAAGCCCTACTCGGCGGACTCGAAAACCAAGTCAAGTCGGCCCAGATCGTCTTCCGCGAAGCGTTCATGGACGTAATCGCAATGTGTTTCGAGCTAGACGAAAAGCTCTGGCCGACGGCCCCCAAGAGAATCAAGGGAACCGCTGAAGGAATCCCCTACGACATCGAATACGTTCCCTCCAAGGACATTGCGGGTAACACTACCTGTGACGTTAAGTATGGTTTCGCAGCCGGCCTCGATCCCGCACGAGCCATTCTTCTGATGCTCCAGCTCCGAGGCGACGAGCTTATTTCCCGCGATACGTTCCAACGCAACCTGCCTTTCCCCGTGAACGTGAACGAGGAAAACTCGAAAGTCCAAGTGGAGAACATCCGGGGTGCCCTGCTCCAGTCGGTTGCCGGATATGTTCAAGCAATTCCCGCGATGGCCCAGATGGGTATGGACCCCGCCGAGGCCGTCAACAAGGTCGCCACTATCGCCCACGGGCTACAGAAGGGACGGCCGGTTGAAGATGTGGTCGCTGAGGCGTTTGCGCCTGCGCCGCCCGCTCAGTCTCCCGCTGAGGAGTCTGTTGAGTCTGGCCCTTCTGGCGCTGCTGGCCCTCCTGGTGGGGCTCCTCCTGGCGGCGTATCCGGTGGTCTTGGGCCTTCTGGGCTAATGCAAGGCGTACCGCAAGGCCAGGCCGGTCAGGCACCCGGTGGCAGGCCGGATCTACAAACGCTCCTCGGCGGACTCACCGGCTCCGGTAAGCCGTCCATGGGGGCGAGCGTTGTCCGGCGCAGGAGGATCTAATGCCGTTCAAGTCCGAATCGCAACGCCGGTACATGTACGCCAACCATCCCGAGATGGCGAAACGCTGGGAAAAGGAAACGCCAACGGGGAAAAGACTTCCTCGCAAGCTCGGAAAGACTGTTAGGAAGGGTAAAAAGAATGTCGACTAGTGTGAACGTTCCCGGTTACAGCAACGACTGCGTCTACTCCCCGGCGAAGGACCCGGCCCCGCCGAAGTCCAGCCTTCAGGGCGACTCCGGCCCCACCCACAACGGGATGCTTTGGGAAGACACCAACCACGCCACGTCTCGCGGCGGCAACACCTCCGCTCCGGGCGGCAAGCTCATGGCCCCGAGGCCGGTTCCGAACGGTACTAGTGGCCGAGCTGTCGGGAGTGGTGTTCGTGACTGACCAAGAGACTCCGGAAATCGACGATGAAGACGGCGAATACGAGACTGTACCTGTTGAGCCGAGGCGATTTACTGGCGCTGATATCGCTATACTTGCGGCCGGACTTGCGGCTAACGTTTTCGGAGCCCTGGTGCTGTCTGCTAAGGATGTGATCGTGGTCGCCGCCGGTCACGCGAACTACAGGCGCGACGAGCAGGAGAAGGCCGAAGCGGTCTCAAAGTTCCACGACGAACTGAACCTGCTGCCGACAGCCGTCCGATAGCAAGGGGGTCCGATGCAGCCCACAGATAACCGGGGCGGGTACCGGACTCCCGCCAATCCTGCCCCCGCGTCCGGCCCCGGCAAGCTCTCCCGGCGCACAGACGGCCAACCGCTACGCCAGCTCCCAAACGCGGAATATGGCGAGCAGAAGACCTACCAGGCCCAGCAGCGCATGGCTCCCGCAGCCGAATCGGGAATGGATGTGACGGCGGCTAACTCACCCTCGCCGGTGGACATGTCGCAGATCACCCCTATGGGTGCGCCGAGCCAGTACCCGAATGAGGCGGTAACCGCTGGAGCTGATCGGGGTATGGGGCCTTCGTCTGCCGCCCTGGGGCTACCAGACCAAGCGCCGATCACCCCCGAGGTGCTGTCTTCTTTGCGGGACATGCTTCCGGCGCTGGAGCTTATGGCGTCCAACCCTATGGTCTCGCCGGAGTTTCGCAACTTCGTACGGGACGTATTCGCACAGACCTGACCCAGGGAGGCCCCGACGTGAGTAACGAAGACTGGCTCGGGGCACACTGGGAAAAATTCAAGACTGGCCTGCTGAAGCTGCCCCTTAACGAAATTCAATGGGGTGCGGATCTTCTCAACATCGCCTATTCTCCTGGTGGCGACGACGCGAAGACGCGAGCCGTCAACGCGTGGACAACCACGATGAACTTTGGCCAATCGCAGCTCGGCTATGCGGGTCAGGTCGCTTCACCCGTTCTCGACTTCCCAGGCATCAAGCAGGCTGGTGCGGGGCTGGCGTGGGTAAATAAGACTCTGGTTAACCGGCCGTTTTCGGCGCTGGGCTTGGCCACCTCAGAGTCAAGCCCTGTATTCAACCCGCTCGGCATCCCGTCGATTCCGACTGACCTCGGCACGTTCTTCTCCGCCGACACTTGGTCTAAGGCGTGGAACGATTCGGCGAAGGTCACTGCGGGTCAGTCGCTCACCTATTCGGCGCAAGTGGCCCTCGGAAATGTTCAGCCCGGCGACCCAAACTATGACCCGCGAAAGAACCTGTCCGCCTACTACGACGACTGGATGTTCAAGACCACGTCTGGCGGCATCGACTTTTTCGCAACTCTTGCCGACCCGACGCGAGGCGTAGGTAAGCTCGCCCGGCTTGCGAACGCCCGATACCTTGAGGGTGCGGTAACTCCGGCCCGGGTCGCTAAGGGCGTATTGGAGCAGCAGACGTTCGGCAAGACGGCTACTGTCGGGCAGTCGTTTCAGGAGGCCGGTGGACAACTAACGCCTAGGGCTGAGGGACTCTTCCAGCAATTCCGTATCCTGCCCGAATCGGTTGCGCAACGGCTTTACTTCAACCAGTACGCCCACGGCGGCATTGTCGGCACTGGTCTGTCGGCTGCGGCTAAGGCCGGGGACCGCTCCACGTTCAGCGACATTCTCCTTTCTGCCCGGGGTTCACAGGCGGCAACACAACGCATCGTCAACTCTGCCAAGAACGGCCAGAGCGGTGCAGCGTGGGCGGAAGCGCTCGGCCGGTACCGCAACCCGTACGGCATAGCCAATGTGACCATGCGGCAGGTGGACGATCCGTTTGCCGAAACGGTTGCCGATGCTCAGCGGACAACTGCGCGTGATGCGATCGTGGATCAGGTTGCGCTCTCCTCTCCGGAGGGGACTGCCGAATATGGAACGCTTGCCGGTATTGAGGGCGCGATGGTCCGTTCGGGTGTCGCTGCTGGTATTCCGAAGGCCCGCCCGAAGGTTGACGCTTTCCGTATCGGCGTTCACAACTTCGGTGCCACCTCGTACACCAGCTCCTTTATGCCGCTACAGGTGGTGCCAGCTCGTGAACGGGTCATCGCTACGGGCGCTGGTATCGGCACGCTCGTTCAGAACGCGGTCCGCATTGTCAGTCCGTCGCGGGGTTATGCCGCGCATCTGATGGTCAATGAGGCCGCATCGTATAGGCAGTTCCGGACGAACCTTGAGCGTGCTGGCCACTACATGGACGATGAGACCCGCAATACGTATGTGACGGGCTATATGGCTGCGTTGGATGCCGAGGAGCGGGCGCGTATCGCTGGGCATGCCGACAATTTCGTGATCGGCAAAATCGCGGACGCGTATCAGATTCCCGTAGCGGATGCTGAGCGGCTGATTCAGCAGGCGACAATGCGGCGTGGAACATTCCGCCGAATGCTGAACACCCAGAAGAAGTTCCTTCCGCATGTGTTCAAGAAACGTGCCGACGATCTTATGAAGGCTGGTTCGCGCGAGGAAGCTATCCGGTTGCAGGAGTATGCGGACCGGTATGAGGCACTAGTGCGGTCGGGGCAGGCTCCTGGCTACTATGCCGAGTCTGTCGACGATATGGGCAATCCGGTTTTCATCATGGATGACGATTGGCAAAACCCGTACACGATCAACCGCTATGACCGTGTCGCGGCAGCTCCGCGTCTTGATGTCGCTAAGCCGTTGCTGACTTCGCAAGAGGCTGACCGGCTGCCGATGATGGACTACCAAATGTTCGACCGTGGCCTGCGCCGCTTCGCTAAACCCCGTCTCACTATCGAGCAGTACCGGTCTGATATGGCTCGCGCGGAGCAAGGCCTGGCGCGCAAGTATCCGAAGGTTACGAAGCAGCAATACACGCGGGCTTTGGCGGATCGGGCGATGTCTGCCGGTCGTGGCCTGGTTGAGGACATGTACGACGTGTTCAACTCGGTGTGGTCTGTCGCCGCTGTTCTTCGTCCGGCGCAGACGCTACGCCAGCTCGGCGACGACGGTACGCGTGTCCTCACGATGATGGGTGTCACGTCGGCGCTGCTGTCTGGGATGCAGGGTGCGGCCCGTATCGGCTACAACCTGACCCGAGACGGCTACACGTGGGCTCAAGAGCATGGGCTGATCCGTGCGCAGCGGGCGATTGAGGGCCGGTCTCATCACGAGATCCGCGTGGCCGATGTCGGCGATCCGCTGTCTGTTCACGCAACTCCGTCTGAGTCGGCTGGATACTACAACTACATAGATCCCGCTACTGCTGGCCCGATAATCACCGGCGACCATGTTGGCTATCAAACCTTGGAGGATGCGGTTGTCAATGGCCACATCAGCCTAGCGACCTACATTGAGACGATCCCGTATATGGCTCGTCAGGGCCGTGTTCCGTGGCAGCTTGAGGCCGCATATGAGGAGTGGGCGGGCAACATCATGCCCAACGGCCAGCGTGGGCGTAACAGGTTCACGCGTGAGGTTGTCGAGTACCTGAATGAGGCTACGGGGCAGTTTACGTTCACTTCTCCGCGCTGGCAGTCTGATGCAATGGATGCGATCAATTCGACTCTCTACCGGGCGCGCTATCGGGAAAATCACGGCATTGTCCTGGATCCGATGGGTGACGACGCTGAGGTTGTTCTTGATCGCGCCGCCAATAAGGATTACGAGTTTACCGACCATCGGTATCTGCACACCGACCCGGAGACGGGGCAGCTCGAAGACCCGGACGCTATCTACGATTTCGCAGCCGACCATGCGGGCAAGCTCGCTTCCGGCTATAAGCTCCACGCAAAGATCACGTCGGACAGTCGGGTCCGTTTGTCTATCGTGCGTCAGCGGGACATGCCCCGTACTATTGCGGAGCGGATGAGTGCCCGGGACAAGCAGCTCGTTATCAAGGGCCTTAAGGCGAGGGGTTCGGCCGGTGTTCGGCTTGTCGACGGCAGCCGTACGGTCACCATCCCAGGCGTCTTTAGCTACATGGACGGCGACTATATCCGGTCTGCCGCCTCAGCTAGCTACATTCCGCACGCGTTCATCAAGGGTCAGCGGATGGCCGATCGTGCCGCCATGTGGTCTAACCGTGTGGGGCGTGAGGACATCCATCCGAATATCGACGACCCTGCCGGTAAGCCTATGCCGAACAAGGATTGGGCTCCGGCGTGGAATCGTTCGGTCAACGCCCAGCTAGCCAACGATCAGGCTGCCCGGCTCCTTTTGCAGGGCAAGTCCGAAGCACAAGTGTTGGACTGGCTAGAGTCCCCGGACCCGCAGGCGTTGCGGTATTGGAATTCGCGGCCAAAGCTCGCCACCACTATCGACCAACACGTGTCGACAGTTCGGGCTCTGGTTGACTTTCTGGTGCCGCCGGAGGCTGGTCAAGCCCTCCGTGACAAGGTGCTCAACCATGAGGCTGACGCGGCTGAGCTTCGCCGAGCTGTGCCTGAACGTCTTCTGCCTTCGGTCAACGGCCAGGTTACGGAGACGAGTCTCGGCACGCATCCGGTGATTCAGTGGGCGAAGAAGGGAATCGACTGGTGGTTCCGGAATTTGCAGGACAAGCCTGCCGATTTCCTGGTCCGCTATCCGTTCATCGATCACCGCTATCGGGGATATTTTGAAACGGCGTACGACATCTACCGCAAGCAGACCCCGGGTCCGCTGGTCCGTCAGGAAGAGATTGACCGTATCGGACGTATGGCCCGCCAGAAGGCCCTGGACGACACTAAGAGGTATTTGTACGACCAGTCTTTCCGTACGGACCTTGCGAACTTCCTCACACCTATTATGCCGTTCTCGAACGCTATTGCGGATGCTGTTTTCAAGTGGGCGAAGATCGCCTATGAGCGTCCGCTGGATACGCTGGCCAACTGGAACCTTATCTACAATTTCCCGGAACGTGCGGGGATTGTGTACGACCAGGACGGCAACAGTCTGCATTACGAGGACGGGAAAGAGGTTTGGCGTTCTAAGCTTGATGGCTCGATTATGCCGGACAAGGTCAAGGACGAGAACGGAAAGCTTGTCGACGCCGTCCATGACAAGTATGTCGCTTTCCAGCCGCCCTCGTGGCTCGCCAACAAAATCCCTGGCGGGCTGAAGCTTCTGACGTTCAACAAGAACAGCATGACCAGTGCGATTTTCGACCCGTCCGTAAACGTTGGGCCGCTGATTGCCCTGCCGGTGAACCACTTCGCGCTTTACCATCCGGAGGTCGGCGAAAACCAGTTCGTCAAAACGTACGTGCTGCCGTTTGGTCCTACCTCGGATGAGGCGAAGTCCATCTTGCCGGGCATGCTTCGTTCCGCTTACACGTTCTTCCGCGAAGACGAGTCGAAGGCATCCAGCGCTGCTATGGCCATCTACCAGACGCAGCTAACAGACGCTCTGCTCGGTAAGCGGAATACTCCGCCGAACCTGGAGGAGGCCAAACAGCAGGCCCGGCATGAGGAGGCTTTGCGGTTCTTCACGTCGGTTACGTCGCCGGTGTCGTTCCAGTACAACACGCCTTACAAGCCTTACATTGACCTGTATTCGCAACTGTTGCGCAAGTATTCAGGCGATGACGCTAAGGCTATGGAGGAGTTCCGGGCGACTGCTGGGGACCAGTATTTGTATCTGGCTGCCCGGGTAACAAAGTCGAACATTGCTCTTCCCGCCACGCTGGAAGGCTACCGGTCGTATAAGGCGAAACAGGATGCGGTGCAAAAGTATCCGGACCTTGCTGGGCTTATCACTGGTGATGATGGCGCGGGTTCTTTCGCCAAGTCTGTGTACGAGTGGGAAAAACTCCAAACGTATGACGACAGCGGCAAGCCTATTCGTGAGGACATGACGATCGCGGACTCGATTAGGGATCTGCAACGTCGTCAGGGTTGGGATGCGTGGGCCAAGTACAACGCGCAGCTTGAGAACGATTTGGCCCGGCGCGGTTTGCATTCGATCAACGCGCAGGGTGCGGAGGATCTCAAGCAGGCCTACGAATATTGGATTACCGTCAACCGGCTTACTCCGAGCCTTGAGGGCAACGAGGTCGAGTTGTCGCCATGGTATCTAGATTTCAAGAGTACCGATGGCGCGAAGATGGAATCGCGTCTCATCGAGATGCAGCAGCTACTTTCGGATCATCCGGAATGGCTGCGGGGCCGTGACGACCTTCAGGGGTTGGCCCAATATTTGGATATGCGTCGGGACTTGAAAACCCGGATGGATAGTCTGGGTTTCGCAACTCTGGACAGCCAGAAGGCGTCTTGGTTGCAGGACGCCTGGGAGGCTCAGCTTTCCGATCTGAGGTCGCGCAACAACGCCTTTGGCCAACTGTATGCGCGATGGCTGTCCCGAGACAATCTTAGCGCTCAGGGTTTGTTCGCCGATCAGGTTATTAGTACGTTGGAGGCCGCATATGGCACAAGCAACAGCCTCTACGGCGAGCAAAAGCAATAAGGCATCGGTTGCGGCTCTAACTGCCGCAATCGATGCCTACAACCAAAACCCGAGCGTCGAGAACCTGATTGCTGTCTACCAGGCTCAGAACGCGGTACGTGCTGACGCTGGCCAGTCAGAGGCAGCCATTGTTTCCGATGTCAGCCCGGCAAATGTCAAGAAGGCTTTGGCTGTGCTGCAAAGGCCGGAGCTGGTGCCGGGGCAGCATCAGGGGCTAGCCGCTGCGCTCGTCCAGCAGATTCAGCAGTTGCAGATGTCCGGGCCGACGAGTATCGAGCAGACCCGCACCTTGGGTCAGGCGCTTCAGGTCGCCCAGCAATATCTTGACCAGTCGACGGCTCGCATCCAGGACGATGATGCGCAGTTCAGCGATGACTATATGCGGATCACCGGTCAGCCTCCCCCGCCTGGCCGTTTCTCCTCAGCGCAGACGATCAACGGCGTTACACCTACACCGCAACCCGGCGGTACGCCTACGCCTGATGGGCAACAGACGGTGGGAGCGGTCAAGAGCTTCGCGCCTTCGGGCACCACTCCGGGTGTTCCGGATGAGGGTGTGCGGCCAACGTTCGACAAGCAGCCGCCACCGGAGCGTCAGGCCGGTACGCGTCAGGATATGGGTCTTACCTCGCAGGGGACTCTTGAACCTGGTGCGATCGTTCAGACGCCTCCGACTTACGCGCCGTTCGATGTGTCGCAGGAGTATTCGGCGTCAGGTTTGGATGTCCAGCCGGGCACTCCGGGTCCGGTCGGCGCGTCTGATTCGGTGCAGACCGTCAACGACATGATTCGCCAGTCGCCACATGGGCTTTTCCAGGCGGGCCGGTATTACAGCGCGTCGCAGAAGGAGGCCCTTCGGTCGGGTCGTCTTATCTTTATGGGCTACCAGGCGCGTAACACGAAGTACATCGACGAGGAGAATCCCCGCTTTGGTTCGCAGATCGTAAATACGAAGTCGCCAACCTACCAGTCGTCGGCAGCTCTGACGCTCGCGTTCGGCCATGACGGGCTTCCTACGATTGCCGAATATCAGCGGGCTATGGGTCTGCCGGTAACCGGGACCTTGGATTCTAAGACGGCGCAGTATTGGCAGGGGACATTGGACCATGCGGCCATGAACACGGCCTACAGTCCTAATCCCGGTATGACGATTCAGCAGGCGATTGCGGACCAGGTTGCATATAACAAGCTCGTCGCCGCGCAGCAGCGGGCAGCTATGGCAGCAGCCTACAACGTTGACCCTACGGCCAGTGCCGCGATTCTCGGTTCGGCTATGAAGCAAATCACGGGCCGACTGTCGACAGGTGCCGAGGATGCCGAGTTTCATCGGGCGTTCAACAGTGCGAACATCTCTACCCAAGGCAAGGTCGATGCACAGCAGTTCGCTAGGGATTGGGTTCGCAACAAATATCCGACCGAGGCGGGAACGATGGCTGGCCAGGACTATTACGGGGCAATGTTCGACGTGCTGACCGCTGGCCCGGGATCGCTGGGTAGTGAGGCGGCGAACATCAATGGCTAAGACTGAGGCGAAGCTTGACGAGACTACCTTTGCCGCCCAGCTCGGCTATGCCGCTTCGTTTTTCTATCAGGACCCCGAGCTTAAGAAGCTGCTGAAGCAGGCGGTTAAGGAGTCGTGGACGACCGATAAGTTCAAGGGCAAGTTTATGGCCACAAGCTGGTATCGGACTCACACGCAGACCGAACGCCAGTTTAACGAGTTGGAGAAACGCGATCCGGCTACTGTCGCCTCGGAGATAGCGGCTCAGGTCGCGAAGCTGAAGGACCAGTTTTCTCAGGCCGGTGTGAATGTAACCGACGACCGGCTTAAGCAAATGGCACGGCTAACCTTGATGTATGGCTCTACCGATGCCCAGATTCAGGACATGATCGCTGCGGAGTACAAGTACACGCCGGGCAATACGGCTGGTGCTGTTGCCGACACTGAGACGCAGATCCGAGGTTTGGCCCGCGACTACGGGGTGAACGTCAACGATCAGCAGTTGTCGGAATGGATAGGTGGAGTTATAGGAGGCGAATACAATCTCGCGTCGTTGCAGGATTTCATCCGTGACTCGGCACGCTCCAAATATTTGGGCTACCAGAAGCAGATCGATGCCGGTATGACTGTGCGGGACATCGCCAGTCCCTATCTTTCGTCGTATGCGAATATCCTGGAGACGGACCCGAATAACGTGGAGCTTGATGACCCGCTGGTTCAGCAGGCGCTACAGGGTCGCATGGGCAAGGACGGCGTTGTTGTTCCGCAGACCGTGTACGACTTTGAGAAGACGCTTAGGCGTGACCCTAGGTGGTTGAAGACCCGCAACGCTAAGGACGCTATGACCAATATGGCGATGCGTATCGGGCAGGATTTCGGTTTGGTGGGGTGATGATGTGACTTCGCCTTCCAACCCTCGCCAGCTTCCCCGCACGGGTCCAAGCGTCCCGGAGAAGACACCCCCCGCTAGCGGCTCTCAGAGCCCCCCACAGCCCCCAGCGGACGATCCTGGGACCGTTGTAGACCAGGACGCCTACCAGTTCCTCCTGGGGATGCTGAGGCAGTGGGGCATCGAATCCCTGGCTCCGACAGTGCTCGACTTCCTCCAGCAGGGCTATTCCACGGAAGCGATCCCGATCCTGTTGCAGGACACCGACACGTACAAGGCGAGGTTTATCGGGAATGAAGAGCGCAGAAAACTCGGAATGCCAGTCCTATCCCCTGCCGAATACCTATCCGCCGAGCAGTCCTACCGCAACATCATGCAAGCCTCTGGGCTGCCCGTGGGTTTTTACGACCAGCCTTCCGACTTCGCCGGGTTCATCGGTCGAGACGTTTCGCCGCTCGAAATGCAACGGCGAGTGGATGCCGCTGTCACCGCCTCCAATAATTTGGATCAGCGTTGGCTCGACCAGTTCAAGCAGTTCTACAACGTCGGCCAGGGCGAGCTAGCTGCTTATCTTCTCGACCCGGAACGCGGCATGGACGCCATCAACAAGGCCGTCCGTGGCACCACCATTGCGGCTGCGGCTGGCGCTCGTGGTGTTGGGCTGGACCAGCAGACGGCGGAACGGTACGGGGCTGCAGCTGGGCAGAACTACCAGGCTCAGGCCCAGCAGTTCGCCGAGTACGCCGACCGGGGTTCGTTCTTCGCCCAGCTCTACGGTCAGAACTACAACTCTGAGACGGCAGCAGAGCAAGTGTTTAGCGGGTCTCAGGAGGCCCAGGACACGTTGCGGCGGCTGGCAAAGAAGGAGCAGGCAGAGTTTGCCGGTGCGGGCGGTCCGTCCGCTGCTGGCCTCACAACGAAAGCACAGTATTAATTCGGGGTCTAAATTTAAACCAAGTTCGGTTTTAGTTTAAAACCCCTGCTAGACGCGGACTGGTGTAACGGTAACATGCGGGTCTCATACGCCCTCGCTCTCGGTTCGATTCCGGGGTCCGCCATTCGGGGCTGTAGCTCAGTTGGAAGAGCAGGCACCTCTTTCGGGAGGTGTTAAGTCGGAGGTTCGAATCCTCCCAGCCCCCCTCCGCTAGCCCACCTACCGGCACGGGCAAAGCGTGTATCTATCAGCCCGGGAGACACAAGCCGCGACCTCATCCCCCAGTGGGGTTGTGTGGTGTGTGCGAATCTATCGAATGGGAGTGCCGAATGGCAGAAAACTGGGACTGGTCCGATCTCCAAGAGGATGAGGAGCAGGAACCGAAGAAGGTAGACAAGAACGATCCTAAGTCTTTGCGTCAGTTCGCAACCAAGACGGCTAAGGAGAATGAGGAACTTCGCAAGCAGATCGCGGAAATTACTGCTGCCGCCCGTGTACGTGGCATCGCTGAAAAGCTGGCAGAGAAGAAGATTCCCGAGAAGGTAGCGAAACTCATTCCGGCCGAGGTCACTGCTGACAAGCTCGATGACTGGCTTAAGGAATATGAGGATCTGTGGTCTGCCAACACATCTAGCGCCGAAGGACAGGAGCAGGCGGAGCAGGACGACGGTATGCAGGAAGTTCTTGACCGTATGGGTCAGGCAACGGCTGCAACCGTTCCGGCCAGCCGCCCTAATGATCTTATCGCGCAGGTGAAAGATCCTACCCTCACCCGTGATCAACTGCTGGGGCTCATTGAGCGGAGCGGCGGTGGATATGGGGTGGGCTGATCCCCCGATTATCTAGTGGAGTAGAGAATGGCTAACGCTTATTCGAGCACTTCCACTACCGGCACTAACATTGTTCAGGCCGCCTACGACCGACTTGTCGAATACGCTCTGCGTAGTATGCCCTTTTTGCGGGCAGTTGTAGATAAGCGTCCTGTTCAGCAGAGTATGCCCGGTAGTTCGGTTGTGTTCAACCTGTGGCAAGACCTGGCTACGGCCACGTCGACGCTGGCAGAGACCACGGACCCCGACTCGGTTGCGATCCCGGCCACTACGAATGTGACCGTCACGCTGGCCGAGTACGGTAACGCCGCGCTTGCGACTCGTAAGCTCCGGCTGCTGTCTCTGTCCGATGTGGACCCGGCTTTTGCTGACATCATCGCATACAACATGGTAAATAGTTTGGATGAAGTTATCCGCACTGTTGCCCTTGGCGGAACGAACGTTATTGGTGAGAACGCGGGCGCGCTTAAGTTCACTGGCTTTAGCCGGACTGCGACCGTGGATACCGACACGTTCAAGTCTCGCGATGCCCGTGCGGCTGTTGCAGCTCTTCGCGGCCGTAATGCGCTTCCTCGAATGGAAGAGCTGTTCGTCGGGTACATTCACCCCGATGTATCTTATGACCTTAGGTCCGAATCGTCCGGAAATCAGTGGCGTCCTCCGCATGAGTACAGCGCTGCCGGAAATATCTGGGCCGGGTCTATTGGGACATATGAGGGAATTGAGTGGATCGAGACGCCTCGTGCCTATTTCACCAATGACGGTGCAGGTACGACCCCGAAGACGAACGTTTTCCGGACGCTTGTTTTCGGTCGGCAGGCCCTTTGCGAGGCTGTCGCAGAAGAGCCACATGTCGTGATTGGCCCGGTTGTGGATAAGTTGATGCGTTTTAGACCGATTGGGTGGTACGGGCTGCTTGGCTGGGCCCGGTACCGCGAAGACTGCCTTCAGCGCATCGAGACCGCATCCAGCCTGGTCCCGGCTAGCTAACTGAATATGGCGCAGGGGGTACAAGGCCCTTGGTGTGGCCTTGTATTAAACGACACGATTGCTGTGCCCCCTGCGTTTCTCTATGTCTGGAGGTCCCGTGACGAAGGTTCTTATCGGTCCAACCTATAGCGAGAACCTGTGGACCAACGACGTTCTATTCGGCCGCTATCAGCAGGACCGGGGAATTACCCTCCTCGTCCAAGGCACAACGGTTACCCAGGTCGTCTACCCATATCAGGGCGACCTAGACGGCTACGATCACATCTATCTCGGCGGCCACGACTACGTGTTGTCCGATGCCGAGGTGACAATTCTCACGGACGCGGGTTATGGCGCATATATCCATGACGTATAGGAGTAATCGTGGCTAAGAACAGTCTGCCGAAGGTGGACAGGACGGCCCGGAATCAAACTAAGAAGGTTCCCGTTCCTGGCCCCGGTGTCGGCAACCCGGGCTCTATGCCGTTTGGTCCTGGTCCTGTGCAGGCAAATCCAACTAACCAGTCGGTCACCACCGGCAAGCCCGGTATTAACAAGGGGCGGAGGAAGTGACATGGCAGGATCGAAGAAACATCCCGGATTCAAGGGTGCCTCAGAATCCATTCAAAAGAGGGAAGGCGTTTCAAAGGCTAGTGCAGACGCCATTCTGGCATCCGAGTCTCGTAAGGCATCCCCGGCAGCTAAGAAGCGAAACCCTCGACTCAGCAAGGTTAAGGGCAAGGGATATTAATGTGCCCGAAGTGCGGAACTGAATGCGCGACGTTTGGCGAATGCATTCGGGCTAAGGGTTTGCGGGTCGGCTGGAGCAAGTCGGCTATTGGCCTTGACCGTACCGGTGAGAAACGCAAGGACAAAGAGTTGGCCCTGTATGCGGCGGCTCGTCGGCAGGGCATCCAACCGGCGGGAACCAAGACGGCGCAGACTCGTCAAGCATTGGATAGGTCCGACCGTGCAGGCAAGCCGTTTGACGCCTCTGTCGGAGTGTAGCCCCTAGGAAGGTGACCCTATGCCTTCTCCTCCGGCTTTCGCCTCAGCGTCGGCTCAGATCCAAGGTGTCGGCGATTTTTCGGTAGACGTACCCTCGGGGACTACGGCAGACGACATTATTACCGTTGTCGCCTTTGTCGACGCCACAGCTTCGGTGACCGTAATGCCTAGCGGTTTCGGCAACGCCACCAATTCGCCTGTCGTCAACAATGCTGCGTCCGGTAACCACAAACAGTACGTCATGTGGAAGCGGGCGACTGGCTCCGATGTCGGCACCTACGATTTCACTCTGTCTGTCGGATCGGTTTATCGCAACGTGCAGGCATTCCGGTATACGGGCGCTATCACGACTGGCGATCCTTGGGACGTGACGGCTTCGGCTATCGATATCACTGACGGCACGGCCAGCCCGCCCGTCACGGTTGTTACCACCACGCCTAACACTCTGCTTGTCTGGAATTCAACGAACTGGAGCGGCGGCGCTTGGACACCCCCTACGGGCTTCGCAGAGCGCCGGGACAGCGGGGACAGGGTTGCGTCTGGGGCAGACCTCGCCCAGACCGCTACGGGCTCCTCTGGGGCCGTCTCGGGGTCGTGTGCCGGAAGCGGCAAGAGGACCGCTTGGCTTGGGGCTTTGAAGACAGCAGATACGGGAGGTGCCGTGGCTAAAGACTCCTCTGCGGTTTATCTGGCCAACCAGTACGCGGGAACCCTGTCAGCTCAGGGCATTCCGACCCTCACCCTTGGTGCAGCGCTATGCGTCAAGGCCGGGATTTCGTTGACTCGCACCGGGACCGATGCCGCTAACGTGCTGGCCAGCAAGAGCCCGCCTCAACTTCTGACTATCGCCGGAGCGCTCAATGTGGTCGCGGGAACAACTAACCTGACCATCCAGCAAGCTCTATACAAGCTGAACGGGGGGACGCCCTGATGGCAGGTGAAGCCGGTGAGGGTTCCCTCACTATCAATCGAATTGTCGATGAAGTACTCGACGCCATGCATGGCTATGTCCGCGACCAGAATCAGGTAACCGAAACAACCGGGTCTATGACCGACACCGACACCACGTTTACGGTTGCGGAGAACAACCAGGTGTCACGCGGCCTCATAGAGGTGGATGACGAGCTGGTCTATGCAAAGAGTGTTGCAACTAGCGGGGCCGTCACCCTATTCACTTGGGGCAGGGCACAGTCGGGAACGGTGGCTGCCGCCCACAGTACGGGTGCGATCGTTCGTATGGCTCCGCTGTATCCGAGGCAAAGGGTCCGCGACCAAATCTATGCGATCCTTCGGGAAATCCATCCTGACATCGCTCCGGTCGGCGAGGAAATGATCGATGTCAACCTTGTCCGGACGAACTATCCGATGCCCGCCAATACCTACAGCATTCTTAGGGTCGAATGGCATCCGGTCGGACCTTCGCAAATGTGGGCACCGGTCAAACGCTGGCGGCAGAACAAAACCGCTACAACTGTTGAGCTTGAACTGATCGGCCCGGCATGGCCTGGCAACGACCGAGCCCGTGTGCTGTATATGAAGAACCTGCCGGACACGCTTGCGGCGAATGAGGATCTGGCCGCTCTTGGCTATCCCCAGGACATTCACGGCCTACTCGTGCTCGGGGCATGCTATCGGCTGCTGACGTTCACTGAACCGGCCCGGCTGCAACTCCAGTCGGTTGTGTCTACAGCCCAGTCGGAGTTTGTGCCTGCTGGCGCTAATAGCAACATGGCCAAGTTTGTTTACGGCCTGTATCAGCAACGACTAGAAGAGCTTCGATTCTGGTATGCCGAAAGGTATCCGATCGGGCCTAAGCAGACCTGGTAGGTAACCATGACCCAACGGTATTACTCGAATGTTAGTAAGGTCATGTCGCTACAGGTCGGGATTAACAACTCGGCCACCAGCGTTACCGTAGACGACGCTTCCGGCCTGCCCTCCTCTTACCCGTTCAATATTGCGATCGACTATGGTGCGGCTGCTGTCGAGATTGTCTCCTGCACCAACGTGGCTTCTAACGTTCTCACGGTTGTCCGTGGGCAGGAGGACACGGCAGCGGCCAGCCATGATGTCGGTGCGGTTGTGGTCCATCCGTTTACCGCCCTGGACGCGCAGGACGCCAACGACCACATACAGAAGGATACGGGCGTCCACGGGCTAGATAGCGGCTCCCATGTGGTCGGGACAACGTTTGTGCAGACCTTGTCGCAAAAGACAATGTCGGGTCTCAACAACACCTTTACCAACATTTCCCGAACGTCGCTGACCGGCTCCGAAAACAATCTCGCTGTCGGCCAATCCAATGCGGCTTCCCCGGCACTAACCATCACCCCGAATGCCACGCCGACCACCGACATCATTTCGGCAACATACTGGAAGATGGACCAGAACGGCATTACACGGCTTATCGGCAAGAGCGCCGGGGCCGATGTGTTGCGGATCTACGACACTGCCGGTACAACCATTAGGGCGAAGATCACCGAGGCTGGCGCGGGTACCTTTATCGGTCTCACGTCTACCGGCCTGATCAACGCCAATGCTGGTGTCAACGTTCCCTCGGGGCAGACGTTGACTATTGCCAGCGGCGGAACCCTCGCGGTTGCAAGTGGTGCGACATTCACAACTTCGGGCACCGCTACGGTCACGTTCGGGTCTGATGTGTCGCACAGCATCGCTACCGTTGCGACGTTCAGCGGCACAGTCAACCTCAATGCGACGGTCAGTTTCGGGGCTGCATCTACGGTCACGTTCAACAACGGGTTTACGGTGCCATCCGGCGAGTCGGCGACGATTGCTTCCGGAGGCACGCTGAATTCAGCTTCCGGTTCTACGGCGACCCTGAATGGAGACATCTCCCGGGACTCTGCTACTGGCCGCCTGTTGATGGATTTTGTTTCCAAGCCGATGACTTCCTCGGCGTCGGCGGCAGGTGCCGCTAACTCCATCCAAGACATTGGCGGGGCAACATACACGTTTACGGTCCCAGCTAACCGAACGGCTGTCGTCAAGGCGACCAGCACTCTAAACATTCTCGGGGTGGCTGCCACTACGGCGAGCTTTGAACTTCTGCTCAATGTCGACGGCTCCAACTGGACCTCGCTTGGTCCGATCCTTACGACCACGTCGGCTATCCAGTTCGATGTCTCTAAAGCGTGGGTCGTAACGGGCCTCACTGCCGGTTCTCACACGATCAAGTTGCAGTACAAGAACATCAACGGCAACACGACTAACTCTATCCAAGGCGGCGATTCGCGTACTGGGATGGAGCTGGAGATTTTCTGGTGAGTGATGACGGCCCGAGTCCCGTACTTACTGCGGCGCTGACAGCACTGCGGGATGGGTTCAATCAGCGTTTCCCGAAAAGGCGCAAGGACTCCGACGGGTGGATAGGCGACGACTCCCACCAGCAGGAAACGTCGGGTCATAATCCGGACGACACGCCCGGGGTTAGCGCCGAGTACAGCGATTCTGACACCAAGCCGGAGGTCCGCGCGATAGATGTCGACGTGGATCTTAACGACCCCGAATATTCCATGCAGGACGTTATCGATTTTATTCTCGTGACACCGAATGACCTTATGCGGCTCAAGTACATAATTTTCGACCGCACCATCTGGTCCAAGAACAATGGCTGGCGTCCGGCTGAATATACGGGCATCAACCCGCACACGGGACACGCCCATTTCTCCGGCGACCCTTTGTACGACGAGAACGACACCACTTGGTCGGTGGTTTATCTGGGGGTTTTCATGTACGACGAAACACAGATGAAAGCCTTCCCTTGGCAATACACCGGCCGGGGCATAGGCGAGAACGATGCTGGGGCTACACGCTCTACGCTTTCCTACTTCGATGAGATCCTCGACAATACGCGGGCGATTCTGTCTAAGGTAAACGCTATTCCCCCGGATCTGGTTGCAAGGCTGGATGAGATTCTCGCAGCGGCTAAGGACGACGGACAGGTAGATGTTGTTCTGCCGCCCGAGGCTCAGGCAGCACTGGAGGAAATCATCAATCTTCTTAGGGCTGTGCCGACTGCCGAGGAGAACGCAGAGGCGACTGTTGCTGAGATCGCTAGCTGAATAGGGGTGCCTGATGCTGATCCCCAACAAAATCCCCGGCAGTCTCAGCATCCGAGGAGGCTCCAGCTCTCTGTTTACGGGGGGTGGAGTCTCCTACAATTATGCTATCGGTGGCCTTCCTTTCTTTTCGGCTGCCTCCAATACTGATGGTGGAAGATGGTGGATTCGACGTGAAACCGCACCGTTCCGAAAGCAGCAATTCGACAACGCCCAAAATCCTGGAGAGCAATCCCTTGACGGCTACTGGATCAGATCCGTCATGTCTTTCCACGGAGGAGCCGGCCAGCTCTACGCCGACCCTGTCGACGGAACCACTTCCAGTGACATCCGTTTCCGAGTCTCCAAGGGTGTTTCTGTGTGGACACCGGGCTCCTTGTCCCTCCTGCTCACCACCAACGCCTCGTATGTAACCGCGCCTGGTCCCGTTGACCTGCTCTCAACTAAGTACGACATTTATCCAGGCTTTGTCAGTGTGCTACCGACGAAGATCGTGTCCAGTAGGCTCAACAATGCGATTGCTATCACACAGAACTGGCCAGGCGGCTCAACGATCATCTCCGGATGCACGGACGGTGCCCGTGTTTTCATCCACGCGACCGATGGCGTATACCGGGCTCCGATCACGAATGCTGCCGGTGTGCCGACGACGCTTGTCTTTACGAAGATTTACACGAACACTGCGACGACCGGCAAAATCGCTTGGGTCAAAGACCGGATCGTTCTCGGGTCGGGGTCGGCTATCTACGAACTGTCGCCCGATCCTGTCGGCCCGCCCGTTGCCCTGCCTACCGCCCTCTATACGGCGAAAGCTTCGGGGTGGGTGTGGACCGACATCACGGAGACGACTGCGGCTATCTATGCGGTAGGTGCGGCTAACAACGTCTCGGCGGTGCTGAAGTTCACGCTAGATACTTCTGGTGATCTTCCGACACTTACCGGTGGCACAATAGCGTGCCAGCTTCCCGGGGGTGAGACGGCCTTGTCGGCGATGGGCTATCTCGGAATCTACCTAACGTTGGGTACTTCTAAGGGGGCACGGGTTGCGATAGCCGACGAGCAAGGCAACCTGACATATGGTCCGCTGTTGTGGGATACGGGTACGCCGGTCTACGACTTCGCTGCCCGGGACCATTTCGTGTGGGCAACCTACAAGGACCCTGACGATCTGCAAATCAAGGCTGCACGTATCGACCTCGGGTTGCAGATATCTACGTTGCAGTTTGCGTGGGCTACCGATCTGATTGTTGAGGGCACCGCAGACACCGCCGACTGTACCGAGATAACTTTCGCTGGCGACTCGGATTGTCTAGTGTTCGGCACTGCGACTGAAACTTGGTATGAGGACACGTTCGGAACCCCTGCACCGCATTATGTCGACTCGGGCTATCTTGAAACGAGCCGCATCAGGTTCAACACTCTAGAGCCGAAAATCTTCCGCAGCGTTCGAGTCCGGGGGCCGGAGTTGGAAGGCGCGCTCAGCATCTCCTACATCACCCCGACTGGTTCAACCACACCTGTATTCACCTACGGTGTAGGCAATGTGCCTGGCACTGAGGATGTTGGGTTGACTGGCGATGCCCGTGACTGGATTGCGTTGAAGTTCACGCTTGACTCGGCGAATTCCAAAACTGATACGGCGGAGATGTTCGGTTGGCAGATCAAAGCCCTACCGGGTTCCCCAAGGCAGCGAATGATTGCACTCCCGCTGTACTGCTTCGATTTCGAGAAGGATAAGAACGGGGTCCGTAGCGGCGGTGAGGGTTTCGCATGGGCTCGGCTGCTGGCGTTGGAGACGATGGAGTCCACCGGCAACATCGCCACGTTCCAAGATTTGGACAACGGCGTATCGTATGAGGTGTTCATCGAGTCTCTGGAGTTTCAGCAGGGCTCTCCCCCGGCGCACTTTAATGAGCCTGGCGCGTTTGGTGGCCGCATCCTTCTAACCATGAGGACCGTCTAATGGCCGTCAGATGGCCGCTGCCGCCCGAACACAGGTTTGGCAGGGCACGCGGCAACAGCTACGTTCACACTGGCTT